AAGTGATACTTTTAAACAAAGACATTCAAATAATCTTTGATAAATATGCCCAGGATAAGGAAGAGTTTACAAGAGAGATGTTTAATGTTAATGCTAGGGTAACGGAAGTAAACGCATACTTCAGAGCTTTGGAAGAAATCCTTAGAAAAACCACAGATTCGGTTCGAGACCAACAGTGGGATATCAAGGATCTACAACGTGAAGTCTTAGGAGATTAATGGTTGATAAAATTATGACATTACTGGTGGGACTGCTCATCGCCCTAGGCGGGTGGAGTCTTTCCAGAACGTTTGAGCTCTCTACCATTCAAGCGGTTCAAGAAGATAAAGTTGATAGATTAGAACGTCATGTTGATAAACTTCAAGTGCACCTAGAAAATATGATGCAAAAAGATAAAGAGATTATCGACCAACATAAAAAATTATTTAATATGTTAGAAAATAATGAGTCAACTTCAGGAAGTTATAATTACTAATGAAGCTCGGTCCGGAACAAAACGTTCAGATGCCGATGAAGACGGTCATCTCATTAATCGTCATGGTGGCATTAGGAACCTTCGGCTACTTTCAAATTCAAGAGAAGCTCAACCAACACGACACCCTTCTTCAAATGCATACCAAAGACTTAGATCAAAATTCAGAATTTAGGATAAAATACCCCAGGGGTGAGCTGGGCCAGTCATCAGGAGAATCCGAGCTTTTCATGTTAGTGGAACACATGGCCGGACAAATAACTAAGATAGAAGATGCTATGGGAAACATGATGCACAATGAAGTTAATATTGATCGTTTACAAAAGGACATGGAAAAAGTATTGAGTGATATTGAAAAACTTAAAGATAAACAAAGGTCTTTTGCTAATGGGACTAACACACCTTAAATATATGATCGTATTATTAATTGGAACCTGTATAGGAGTGGCTATTGGGTTCAGTATTTACCACTATTTTTTTATGGATAAATTTAGTTGTTGTGGGGTCTACGGATGATCGAAACAGTCACGGCATTATTATTATTTTTAAACGGCAACATGATCGAGCATGTTTATAAGCCTGATCTAGGCGCCTGTTTAAAATCGAAGCGCATAGCTTCTCGTGAATTAAATCCAGAACGCGTAATTTTTAGCTGTAAAATTATCAAAGCAAAGATTGAAAAGGAACCAGATTCCAAGTATGGTTTTAGAATTGTGAAGGTATTAGATGATTAAAAGAGTAAGTAAAACAACTAAAATAATTTTATTAATTTTATTAATATTGTTCTTCGGATCAGTAGTCGTATTTGGTGAAGATAAAATAGGCCAGGGAGATGTTGTGGACCTAACCGATTCTAAACCTAAAGAAGGCGTAGTCTTTGCTGTCTGTATTTTTGCGGTGGGTGAAGATGGAACCAAGTATTTAGTGGATCACCGTCATGCAGAAAACATGGGTGAATGTATTAAGAAACGTAGAGAAGCAGTTAATAAATATAAAGACCCTAAACACCGAGAGTTAATGGGCGGTACAAGATTTATGTTTATGTGTGATAAGGTCAGAGCTGAAGTTGAAATATTAGAAGACGGTACTTGGCATATCAACAAGATATTAGGACGATATGAGCCTGCTTACAAAAAGAAAAAATCATACAACTAATGCAACTCTCTAAAAACTTTAGCTTAGTTGAGCTAACTAAGTCACAGACAGCGGAAAGGAAGGGCATTCCAAACGACCCTAGTCCTGACCACCAGGAGAACCTAAGATTGCTCTGTGAGCGCGTCCTACAGCCTGTTAGAGACCATTTTAATCACGTAGTAAGTGTATCCAGCGGATATCGCTCTCCGGCGCTCTGTCAGGCCATCGGATCTTCCATGGATTCGCAACATGCAAAAGGCATGGCAGCCGACTTCGAAATCTATGGCACACCTAACAATGAAATTTTTAACTGGATCAAGGGCAACCTTTTATATGATCAAATGATCCTTGAGTTCTGGAACGAAGACGAACCGAACTCGGGCTGGTTGCACGTCAGTTATAATCCAGAGTCATCAGAAAATATAAAAGAAAATTTAAGAGCCTATAAAGACGAAGATAACAGAACACGATACAAACCAGTCATAGGAGATGCATAATGAAATTTATATGGGAAAAATTTAAAGCATATAAAGAATGGATGCTAGTCACGATACCAAACAGGTATATGGGACTGGTTTTATTCTTAATGTTACTTGTAATTTATTTAAAATAGTCTATATTAAAGATGGGTGCTTTAAAGGCCCATTTTATTAACTGTCTAACAAGGAGGTTAAAATGACATTCGATAAATTACCATCAATCTTTAAACAACTTAGACCTGTCTCAATCGGGTTCGATAATCTTTTCGATCACTTCGAAAACTTTTTCGATGAGTACGACAATGTTCGGTCTTCGCTGACAGCTAACTTTCCTTTTTATAATATTGTAAAGAAGGAAAATAATAAGTTCGATATTGAAGTAGCTCTTGCAGGCTATGACAAGAAGGACATTGCTGTAGAATATGCAGATAGTATACTAACTATAAAATCTGTTAAGGAAACTAAATCCGATAAAGAAAAAGACGGAGTGATTCATCAAGGAATTGCTAAGAGATCTTTTACAAAAGCGTTCACTGTTTCTGATGACGTAGAAATCAAAGGTGCTGAGTTAAAAAACGGATTATTAAAAATATCTTTAGAAAAGATTATTCCTGAAGGCAAAAAGCCAAAAACTATTGCAATAAAATAAAGGATTGTAAAATTCTACTGCGCCTCGCGCATATATCCTATATTTTGAGGGATTAAATCCAATCTTTTAATTCTTCACCCATCACTTGGGTAGCAATATTAATTTTCTTGCGGAGGGCTTTGACGATTCTTTCGTCAACCGTGTCTTCCGCGAGAATATCTATATAGGTCATTGGAAATTTTTGACCAATACGATCAATTCTTGCTTCAGACTGAGTTCTCTTTTCTAGATCATATCCGTTAGAATAATAAATCATGGTTGAAGCTGCGGTGAGTGTAATTCCGTATCCTCCCGTTTGTGGTGTTCCCACTAAAAATCTTGTTTCATCTTTAGTTTGGAATCGTTCTAAATTAGTCTGACGTATTTCATTTGGAGTTAAACCATAATAAGTGACCACAGACTTTTCCCCATATTTTTCTTTAATCGCTTTTACAATCGTTTGAACATCAAATTGATAATGAGCCCAGATCACTGCTTTTCCTTCAAGTTCATCTAACACTTCCAACAACTGAGATAATCTATTATTTTTTATAGGTTGAATTGAATCATCATCTGCTTTAAAATGTCCGCACGTTATTTGATGCAAACGCATTAATTGTGTTAATGCGGATGCTGTAGTTATAACTTTTCCATTCATTTCTGCTAATGCCAGTTGTTTCATTTGTCTATAAATTTTCTGTTGTTCAGGGGTTAACGTGATGATTCTTTTCATGTATGTTTTAGCTGGAAGATCTAGGCACTCGTCTTTGAGAACGCGATAGGAGAAGGGCTTAAGTTTTTCCGACAGTTCTGCAAGGTTTTTATAACCTACAACTAGCTGCACAGATCTTCCGTTAAAATGAGCAGTACGCAGCGTGGCGTATCGAGATCGAAACGTATAATAAGAAGAATGATGCAAGAGATAAGGATCAAGGAACTCACATTGTTTATAAAGATCTAAAGGGGATTTTGTCACAGGGGATCCAGTTAAAATTCGACGATATTTGGCATGAGTCGCCAAGTTAATAATATTTTTGGTTCGTTTAGCTTCAGGATTTTTAATCGTAGTACTTTCATCCACCACCATAAACGTTTCATGACAACTGAGAAACTTTCGAGCAAATTCCACACCTTTAGTCGTGCTAAAAGCCTCGACATTCATAATAAGAATATGAAGATTTACACCGGTTTCAAACAAAGTGTCCAGTCTTTTCTTTTGTTTTTGATTAATAGCCGCTTGCCATAAAACCATCTTGTAGTGAATATGATGAGGCAGATGAGCAGGGAATTCTTGAGAATACCAAGTTTTATATACGCCTTTCGGAGCTACAATTAAGGCTCCATTTACTTTTCCTTGATCATAAAGCATGGCTAAATTATCAATAGCTACTTTGGTTTTACCCGTACCCATTTCCATAAATAGAGCATAAACTTTTTTCTGCCATGATTTTTCCAAAGCAGTGACCTGATGCCCATAGGGCTCTGTCTTAAATTTATAATGCATAGTCTTCTTTCTTGACAATAGAAGTATATTATCTTATATGGTATGTCAATAGAAAGCTATGGCGAATTTAGATTATAAAGAACTGAAACAAGACTCAGGAAAAATAGTCTACGTTATTCAGGAAATTCCTGGCACTAAAGAAGGGCGCCCTAAAATTAATATTATGGGAGCTCAAAAATTTGGGCAAATAAAAGTCTTATTAAGAGAAGACTCTCAAATGATTTTTAGTCCTGGTCCAATTATTTTTGAATTAAGAAGATTGTTAAAGGACTATCGTCCTACAGACTATCTTCTACTAACAGGCGATCCAGCAATCATTGGAGTTGCGTGTTCTGTAGTTTCTGATATAACCCATGGCAAATACAATTTATTAAAATGGGACCGACAAGAAAGAATGTATTATCCCATTTCAATTAACTTATACGAGAAAGGAAAAGTAGATGAATAAATTGAACGAACTGATGGAAGAAGATCAATCTTTAGCCATCAATGAAATAGATAATATTAAAAATCTTTCTGATGAAGTACTTAAACTTCAGCAGTTAGAAAAAAATATTAAAGCAAAAGAACAAGATCTAAAAAGTTTGAAAGAAACAGCTGAAAAAGTTTCAGGTGAAGTCATTCCAACTATTATGAATGAAATGTCTTTATCTTCTTTAAAACTCGCAGATGGTTCTTCTGTGGAAGTTAAAAAAATTTATGGTGCTTCTATACCAGTAGCAAAACGAGAAGCAGCATTTAACTGGCTTCGAAACAACGACCTAGGCGACATCATTAAAAATGAAGTCACCGTTTCTTTTGGTCGTAACGAAGATAACAAGGCGGCAGAATATGCAAGCCTTGCACAAAGTCAAGGTTATGAACCTGCACAAAAACTAAAAGTAGAACCGATGACTTTAAAAGCATTATTCAGAGAGCGAACTGAAGCAGGACAAGAGATGCCCTCTGATTTGTTTAACACGTTTGTAGGAAACCAAACAAAAATAAGGAGTAAATAAACATGCCTCAAGAACAAAGAGACATAACAATCAAGAAACAAGCACAAGTACCATCCACTTCATTATTTGAAGCGGATGCGAAGTTAGGTTTAGAGAATATGGACCAAGATGATTTGGCTCTACCCTTTCTAAAACTACTTCAAAACAGTTCTGACGAAACGAAGAAAAAACATTCTGCGTATGTCGACGGAGCTGAACCAGGAATGTTCTATAATACAGTTACTAAAAAACTGTACGATGGAGCAAAAGGCATCGAAGTCATTCCATGCTTTTATAAACTCACATTTCCTGAGTGGGCACCATTTGAAAGAAGAGAAGGACGTCCGGCATCACCGGATAGAGGTCCTGAAATTCTTTCTCAAACAAAGAAGGATGCATCAGGTAAAGATGTCCTTCAAAATGGTAACATCATTATTAAAACAGCAAATCATTTTGTCATTATTCAAACGGATAGTGGATCTGATAAAGCCTTAATAGCGATGAAGTCTACTCAACTTAAAGTGAGTCGAGGCTGGAACTCGATGATGAAAAGTATCAGTGAAAAAGGTAAAAATGGTACTTTCAATCCGCCATCATTTAGTCACATCTATCAGCTACGGTCTGTAGAAATATCAGGAAATTTTACTTGGTATGGCTACGCTGTAAAACTTTTAAGAAAAGTAGATAATGTAGATCTTTATCAGCACGCTAAAGCTTTTCACACTTCAATAAAAAGTGGACAAGGCAAAGCAGCAGAGAAAGACGACGTAAATTTCTAAGTTTCACCTAGGGTGAATCTGGGGGCGGTAGCGGGAGACTTAAGCCGCCCCTCTTAAAGGGATGTATGATAGATGAATTTATAAAATTATTTTCTGGACTCAAAGAAAATTTTGGTCAAATTAAGTTACAAGCCAAAGTAGAATTTGATAAAGAAAGAAATAAGATTAAACCAGAGTATATTTGGTCTAAACAGGCTGTCCTTCCTCAACACTATCAACAACATATCGACGGAAAAATCTCAATAGGCATACAACCTTGTACTAAAGAGGGCAAAGCATCGTTTGGCTGTATTGATGTAGATCCTGAAAATTATAAAGATTTTAATATAGTTCTTCTTCTCTCCTATATAGAGAAATATAAACTTCCCCTCGTCCCATGCCGATCAAAAAGTGGAGGATTACATATTTATATATTTTTAACAGAAAAAATCAGTGCACAAACCATGCGAGACGCCTTAGCATCTATCCTTCTACCTCTCGAATTAAAAAGAACTACCGAAATTTATCCTAAACAAATTGAGTTAGAACCCGATGAACATGGAAATATGTCAGGAAATTTTATCAATCTTCCTTATTTTAATCATACCAACACTAAACGTTATGCACTAGATAAAAATAACAGTGCTTTATCTCTAGAACAATTTATTAAAATAGCTGTAGCTTCCCGCATATCTCCAGACGAACTAGATCAACTCATCACGCGCGTCGATACAGAAATATTAATGGGAGGAGACCCCGAATTTGAAGATGGTCCCCCTTGCCTACAAAGACTTTCTAAAACTAAAATTGGAGATGGCAGAGATC